GACCCTCATCAGTCCACACTCGCGGCGCATAATTCGGGATGTAACCAACCTGCACACCCTCATCAACCATCCGCTTATGCCAAGACTGCAACAAGAACGACGCAGACCGAGCCGCAGGCGACTCGTCAAACGCACCCTTCTCCAACGCCTTGGTTACCTCAGCAGCATTCGGAGCCTCACGAATAGTCGAGGCAACATTGTCGAAATCCTGACCCAACTGCTTGAGAACCAGACCCTCGTATCCCTTGCGGTTAACAATCGCACCATACGTCTTCGCAGCATTAGTCGCACTAATGCGGCCCTGACCAGCCAACAGTTTCTCTGTGAGGTCCAAGAAACGTTCGTCGCTACGAGCGCGACGCAACTTCCCACCAACCTCGGTCGCACCCAAACCAGCCCTAGTTTTCGACAAACCACGACCAACAACCTCGCCAACACCCTGAGTACCCGGAATACGAATACCCTTAGCGCCACCAAGATACAAGCCAGCCTTAGGCAGGTTGTACGCCGCGCGTTCTGCGGCGGTCAACCCAGTCAAACCACGAATACCAGCCTTCTGCACCAATGCTTCAGCCGCACCCTTAGATGCCAACTCTGTCGCCAAAGCCAAACGTCCAGCAGCACCAGCAAACTTGCCTGCACCCAACGTCACATACGTCGACGGGTCAGCAATAACATCGCCCGTGAAACCAATCGCACGGTCAAGCCACTTGTTGCCCGTATTAACAAACTTGCCGACACCAAAACTCGGGTCCTTAACCTGCTTAGCGAACTCCGCAAACGATGCGTCGCCACCCTCAGCCAAGTCATACAGTTCCTTCGCCCCAGAAATAACCATACGTCTAGGAACATCAATCGCCGCCAACGGCGTCAACGCCACCCTAGTCACCGGATTCGACAGAATCTTGGTGAACAAACCCGGTTCCTTCTTCACAGGCTTACTCAGGTCAGAAAGATAGTCAACCTCCAACAACACATTTCTGTCGGACGGCTTAACCTTTCCACGCACAGCCTTGCTGGACTTCAAAAAATCTTGGTATGCCTGACGCAAAACAGGGTCAGTAAAAGAAGCAGTCTGACGTGCCGCACCAGACGGCACAGACGCCGCAGCCCCAGCACCATAATTCAAAAGAACATTAGCCATTAAGCGCCCTCAACAAAGCCGCACGCTGAACATCAAAAGCCGAAGGCTTCTTAGCCTGTTCCTCCTGCAACCTAGCAAACTCCTTCATATACGCATCGTTATACGCCTTATTCATACGCTCCTGATACTGGATACCAGACTTAGCAGTCTGGGCATCCTTCTTCGCCTGCTTCTCCAACAACTTCGCATACCACTCTTTAGTCTTATCAGGCTTAGGGGTCAACCTCTTATCAACATCCCTAGAGGCCTCACCCATCGCCAACGGCAACGCAGCAATACCAGCCCCCGGCAACAGATACTTCGGCAAATTCCCAACCGTAGCCCCAGCCTTCAACAACCAACTAGGAATCTTCGGAGTCTTAGACCCCGCTGTGATGTTGAAAGGCCCCGGCAAATCCACACCCTCAGGGAACTCAAACTGCACACTCTTCATCGGCTCAGGCTTCGCAGCCTTCTCGGCGGCCGCACGCAGCCCCTTGGCGCGTTCGTTAGCCGCCAACAACGCACGTTGAAACGCAGGGTCAGCACCCTGCTGCTTCAACCCCACAGGCAAAGCAGTATCGCTAGTTAGAGAACCCAACAGCGGAGACAACTCCTGCAAACCCAAATCCTTCAAAACATCAACAGGACTCTTAGCCGGGTTAGCAATATCAAACTTTGCTTTCGCTGAACCAAACTCGCCCAAAGCCTTCGTAATCTCATCGACCGAATCCTGAGACATGTCATACTCGCCAGCCTCATTAGCGGCCATCACACGCTGAGCCACATCAACAGGGTCAAACCCTTGGTCAATCAACTCGTAAGCATTACGAATCGCGCGCCCCTCACCAGAAGACGCCGGATACTTAGCCAACAGAATGGAACGGTTCGTATCAACGAACTGTTCCTGCTGACCAGCACCACCAGAAGCAAGAATGTTCTGGAAAGACTTCTTCGTCAGCGTCGACAGAATTGCTTTAAGTTCAGCCTCAGTCATCTAAATCTCACTTCTTCTTGAAAGAAGCAGCCAACTTCGGAAACTTCTTCTTGGCCTGAGCCAACGAACCCTTAAAATTAGGATGCATCGCCTTCACCGCCTGCCCAAAAGTGTCATACTGAGAAGCCGACTTCTTAACAGAAGCCGTCTTATCCTTAGACTCATCTGTCACATCGGACCCGAAAATGTCCTTCAAAGTGCCCTTGTCAATCTTGCCACCCTCAGCCAGCAAGCCAATCAACTGGCTTTGTAATGTTTCCTTAGCCCCACCCTTCTTGCCTTGCAAGCCGGCAAGCAGCGAAGCATCCTCACGAATCTGGTCTTCCAAACCTTGACGCAACTCCTCGCCACGGCCCAACAACTGTTGGCCGTAACCAGCCCTGTTGGCCTCAAGTGCCTGCTGCGCAAACAGGTTCGCCAGCCCCTGCTCGGACTGGCGTGACTGCAAACCAGCCGACTGCAACCCAGACATCACATCCAACAGATTCTGGAACTGCCCACCGCCGACTTGCGCTGCTTCGCGCGCAGCCGCAACCTCCGCCTGCAACGGTTCACCAGAAACACCCTGCTGTTCCAACAGGCCAGCCAAAACGGGGTCAGCGACCGCGTTTTGGGCCTGCACATTCGCAAACGGGTTCGTCATGTTCTGAGCCAAGTAACTCATCAACGCCGTATTCGCAGCCCCAATGTTGCCCTTCGCTTGGTCATAAATAGTTCCCAACTGGCCCTGCAAGGCAGTCACCGGAGCCATATAGCCCTTCGATTCCAAACTGGCACGATTGGTGCCCAGAAGGCCTTCTAAGGCCCCAATAGACGGGTCGTACTCCTGACCATACCCCCCGCCCCTAAGGGCCGCTATAAGGGCATCTGTGGCGTTCTGAACCCCCGGCTTAACCCCACCACCAGTCGACATATTTGCTCCACTAGTGTCTTCAACCTGCGCCGCAAAATCCTTCCCAGCCTGATTTCTAGCAGCCTGACGGTTTCCCTGCTCAACAGCAGCACCACCTCTGGTTACACCAACCAACTGACCCTTGCGGTACGTATACACCTTGTCGCCCCTAGTGACCTTTTCCTCACTAAGAACTGGCGTCCCAGCCCCACGTGCCGAATCCCTAGTGACATTCTGCGCACCAGCAGGCTTACCACCAGTCGTATAAACACCAGTCTTACGAAAAACCATCACAACCTCCTACGAAAGAAACGGCTTAAACGAACTAAGAGTCGCCGCAGACTCCGCAATCTCCCGCGCCTTATCAGCCTCAATATCAGCCAACGCCGCCCGATAATCAGCCTCCAAACCAGCCTGCTCAAAATCACCCATCATCTGCTGCTGATTCAACTGCTCCTGAAGGTCCTGCTGGTCACGAAACGCCTGCTTCGCAAAATCCTGCAAACCCTTAGAATAGATACCACTAGAAACACTAGGACCAGCCAAACCGCGCTGGGTATAACCAGACACAAAACGTGGAGACTGTTCCCTGTAACGTTCCCCAACCATCTGCAGGTCACGTTGCCCACGGGTACGTGACAAAAAGTTGGCGTAAGCATTACGAGCACCAGTAGCGCCGAACTGCTCTATAGTAGTTCGGCGCCGTGCTTCATACGGGCTGAAATCAATAATGCTCATAAATACCGCCTATTTGTCACTAGGACGACTGGGACTCTTCCGCAGAACTGGTGGATTGGGTTTGACCGATGTACGCCTCCAAGGTGGCAATCTTCGCCGCCTGCTCGGCAATTTGCCGCAGCAGCGACTCGATAACCTTGTTGGGGTCAACCTGAATTGGTTCATTACTCACTGGGATATTGCTCCTTGTTCTAATTGTTTAACCCTAGAATTAAGTTCCTTGACCGCCTGCACAAGTGGGGCAATGAACTCGTTAATACCAATGTATTGGCGGTCATAAACGGCGTCTTCCGTGCAGGCAACCAAACCCATGTTTGGGCCACCAATATTGTGAATCTTCACATCTCTTGTTTCACCAACAGCATCCAAAGCGGCCCTAACATTCTGGGCAGTAAAACCATAATAGTAGTCGGGTTCGGTGGCCTCTGGGTCATCATCAGGGTCTTCAGTCAACTTCAAAAATGAAACAGGTTGCAAGTGTTCAATAAAATTCAAACCCAAACCAAGTGGCTGAATATCTCTCTTATATCTTTCATCTGAACCAATAATCAGACCACTATAAGAAAACAGCCAGTTCCATTCGTTGTTGTTCCTATAAACACCAGAGTATTGAGCACCTTGAATCATGAAGGTTTGGGCACTTGCAAACTCTATGCCATCCCAAGTATTCGTAATTCCATTTCCGCCAATACTTATTGCGCCATAAGACCCACGCGAGCGACCACCGTTTCCAGAAAATACGTTCCCCGTACGCAATTCGTTTTCAACATAAAACGCTTTATTATTGTAAACGCGTACCCATGTGGAATCCGTCATCCATATTCCGCCACCATAAGTTTCTTGGTACCAACCAGACCCACCCGTAGACCTAAACCAGTTATTACATGAAACGTGTCCGTTGTAGGTCAAACTAGTGCCAACAGCAAGATATCCAGTAACCTCCACGCCACCCGGCAAAACCCTAAGTTGACCACTGGTGTTATTTGCGGAACTACGTATATATGTAGAACCACCATTTGCGGAACCAATAAAAGTTGTTGTTCCATCAGTCAACAAAACGTAATCTTGACCAGACATATTATTTGTTGCAAGCGAAACATAGGAAGCATTTGCCGTCCATGTTCTCATGACCAATCCACCGCCAGCACCACCAGTGATTGACCTTAATTGGCCAGTAACTGTCATGTTGCCAGAAGAATCAATTGTTGTCACATTTGCTGATGAAGCGTTGCGAAAATAATAGTTTGCTGAATCAGAATACCAAGAACCACTAGAAAGCCTAAAATATGAATTACCATAGATATCGACTGGTCGCCAAAAATTGCTTCCATTTGAATCAGAAAAAAATGAGTTACTGGTAACCGGAACTGTGACGTTACCGTTAGAAACTAAACCACCAAAAGTCGGAACCGCCCCAGTATGAATATTTTGTGGCAACGACAAAGTAACACCACCAGTACCAGCAGAAACAGTAATCTGATTCGCAGTACCAGCCAAACTAGTCACACCAGTATTAGACACCGTAACCGCACCCGTGCCGCCAGACAAACCGATACCGGTACCAGCACTTAGGCTGGAGACGCCGCTGGCGGCTGCAGCCGTAATAGCGTTATCCAACTTCTCCAAATAACTAGACAACGAAGAAAACGTCTGCTGGAGCGGACGGGAGTCCTCTCCGCGCAGACTTGCTGTCGTCGGGTTTGTCCAGCGGTCAACCATTACAACATCACACCGGACTGTGACGGGTTCCAGCCCCGAACCCACATTGTTGTCGTATGGAACCTAAAGTAGTTACTGGATGGCGGCGTCACAATTGTTTGCGGATAAAACGTTACCGAATTACCAGACAAGTTTGCTGAATCAAACATGGCTAAACTGATAATGGCAGGTGGCGAATACAAAAACTCGGCTGTGTTTGCACAGTTAACGCTACCAGAACCACCACCAATAACTGTCACTGGGTAGGAATAAGAACTGCTATAGTAACTACCGTAATCCTCGTTTGCGTAAGTAGCGTCAATTCTGTAATAGAACGCGCTGTCATCAAACGATGGGCGCGAAACAGCAGGTATCGCAATACCGCCACTAGTTGTCGCATTCCCTATGTAAGTGTTTTCATTGGCAGGCGCATAAAGCGAATCGGAAATTGAACCGTACCTAGAGTACGGGGAGCGGTAAACAAATCCGTACATTCCCGAAAGAAACAGAGTAGAACCGCCATCATTGTGTGTCCAAGGCGAATTAAAATTGTCTGAGTTGCTAGACAATCTCTTAGCCCAAATATCAATATTTGCGCCATTAACAAGTTGAGTCCAACCCGACTGGGTCGGGTACATACCATTAGATGCGGCAACTACAGCAACGTCACCCTCTTGAAAGGTGTAGCCAGCATTAGTTGTAAAGTCGACTGTAACCTGAGTTAAATAAGGGTTGGCTCCACCACCATTCCAAGTGATGCAATCCGTGAAATATTTATAACCGTAACCAACAAAAGTGGGTGCAATCATTTAACCCACCCACGTGTACTCAAAAAACAACGTCACCGACATATTCTGAGGCGAACCACTAGTGGCAGTAACCACCAACGAAATCAAATCATTATTAGCCAACGTAACATCCGCAGGGTCAGTATCAGCCGCAGTCGATGTAACGCTAATACTAGTAAACCCCGTAATGTCGGAACCGTTGTTCTGCAACTTGACTGTTGCGCTAGTACCCGAATTAATTCGGTGACGCGCAGAAATTAACTTCACAGTCTGGGTACTAGGAACCTTAACAAAAAACGGGTTCACATAATCAATCTGACCCGACTGAACATTAACCGGCCCACCAACAACAAACGTATGTGGCACAACCAACTTGGGGTACGAAGCCAGTTTGCTGGCGGCAATATTGCCTGCCAGCATCGTGTTCGTAATCGAACCAGCAGCATTCACCGTCGAACCGTCAGTCTGAACGACAGACCCCTCAACAAACGATTTGACCGCATTAAAGTTTGCGTTCACCTGCGTCGCATCCGCGACAGTACCGTTCGTGAACGAATACGGAATATTCAAACTAGACACAACTAACCCCTAACTCTACGCGGATTAAACTTCACAGTAAAACTGTCCACACCCCACGACAAACCTGTCGGACCAGTAATCTCCAACTGGACGGCTCGAGCCAACCCGAGGTTGGAACCAGTTTCCATAAATGCACCCTCGTTTGGTGGACCCCAACTAGAAGACCCCCACGTCATATTACCCGTAGGTGGGAACCCCCACAGAGCACCAGACCCAGTAGCCGCAATATTCAAATTGAATGTGCGCTTCTGAGAACCAGCAGCCTCCTCATAATCATGATAAACATCGATAATCAAATCGCGTGCCGTAGGCTTCTGCTTCAAAACAAAATCTGGACGACGCCACATCTTCTTCATGCTGTAGTTACCGGCATCCATCCAACGGGTCCGATAGTACGACTCAAAGTTCACATCCGAGCCATCAAAATTATCTGTCTGCTGCGTGTACACGTCAACACCAGCCACCGCATCCAAGACGGGATGCGCAACAGCATGAATCACCTGACCGCTGGATGTAACAAACGTGCACCCACCAGCAACACCATAACCATCAGCCGTACGGAACATCGTCCACGAACCACGGCCACTAAAAGCGTCATTCACACCAAACGACTCACCAGCATCACCGCTAGAACCAATCGACGGGTCATACACAAAACTGGTGGTCGGCAACGTCGCGCCACCAGCATCAGAATACGGCAAAGAAACCCAAATACGGCGGTTCACATAGTTCACATAAATCTCGTCAATATAAGCCGTGTTCACCTGTGAAGTTTGAATAATCGGGCGAATCGGTTCAAACAAATCCAAGATAGAAGAACCTGTGTAAACAAACAGGCCGTCAGGCCAAGAGAAGAAGTAGACGCCGCGTTCCGTTGTTGCAACGGAATGCGACGTAATCGTCCCCACACGCTTCGACAACTCCACAACCTGAAACGTGTCCGAGTTGTAACCGTAGATTGCATACACGCTAGTAGCCTTAAAGACCAGCAATGTACCGTTGAACGATGCGATTGCCGTGATACCAGTCCCGCCATCGTTAATGTCAATATAGTTTGCCGAAGTCCAACGCGTCGGCGCGTTCTCGTCCGACCACCTGATGCGGTTTGGATAATCTGTGTACGAACCGACAGTCCCATTAAACTCGCGTGTGTAAGCAACAAACGTTTTACCAGCATGCGTCAAAATATGACGTGACTGCGGCATGTGGTCAGCGGCCGCACCCCACGCCGTATAAATACCACCAGTCGCATCACTAGTCGAGTTCAACGTAGTCAACGTTGTGCCATTCCACCTGCGACACTGGGCGCCAAGCCCCGGTGTCATAAACAAGAAATCGCCCCACTCAGCAAACCCGCACCCATGCTCATTCTTCACAGGCACAGCCAAACTAGTAAAATCGGAACCCGTACTATAGTAAACGTTGCCGTCCGTGGCACCAGAAGCCCCAGTGCTCAACATCAAATAGTTAGCGATACCCTCAAACGGAAACAAAACTTCTGGAGTCCAATCGGAGATTGTTTCAGGCGTAAACAAATCGCCAGACTCCAACTGCAGCGTATCGTTCCCCTCTGTGATGATGTTCCCGCCCACAATGGGCTGCGACGTGATACGGCGCATCCCACCACGAGAAAACACGCCACCACGCGGGTCAATCTCCACATTCAACATTCGTGGCGACTCATTAGGAGCCAACTGAAACTGGTCAGCCCTAAGGTTCAAACCGCCAGTAAAATCATCGACACGCAACAACTCCAACGTTGCCATTACGGTTGCCCCAAAGTCCGCCCAAGGTCCTGCAACCAACGGTTCATCGACGGATACGGACGCCCACCAGACAACACCATCGGACGATGCGCAGACGAACGCATAATCTCCGTCCGCGCCAACGACACAGCCTCCTCAAACGTCCGCTTATAAACCCCAGACATCTCAGGGTCCTCCTGACGCTCATACGCCTTAGACAACGCATAATACGCCAACGCCGTATGCAGACGCTCATCACAATCAACCTGCGAAACACCATCCGTAACCCACGTATACGTAGCCTTACGATAACCACGAACCTTCATCGGATAAACTGTCTCAGGCTTCGGATACAAACTCAGATTACTACCCCAAAACGTGAAAAACAGGGGACGGCTCGGTTGGTCCAAACCGCCAACCCACACAGCCTCAGCCTCATCCGGGCTGATGAGCCGCAAACGGTTACCAGCCATACTGGTATCCACCAAACTGGTCGCCTCACGCAAATCGCCTGAACCGATACCCGAAATCGGGTAGTCACGAACGTTCGCTGTGGTGTTGAAAGTGTACGTCACTTGGAAGAACGGCCAACGCCGTTCCAGATTGATAACACGGTCATACCCGTCCCTCAGGTACGTGCGAACCAGAGAGGTCGGCAGGTCTGCCTCCTCCAAGTCGATGATGTCACGCACCAAAGTAACAAGTTCCGTGCTAGTGCTCAAGCGACGTCACGTCCTTTCTCGACAGACCGAAGATGGCCGATGCAATATTCTGTGCCACGGGCCTGCGGCCCCTCACAAGTGTCACCGTTGGCGACACAACGTTGGCGACCCAGATATGGGCCTGAACCCGCTGCGACCCGCGCTCCAGCGGCTGCGGAGGCGGGTCGAATAGCGGAAACAGGTGCCCCGTACATGGCGTGGGCGGGTTTAGAGGTTTTGCTTGTAGTCATCACTATAAGGGGATTTTGTCACCCCACAGAAAACTACTTTTTCTTACCCTTATTTGCGGCTTTACGCTTATTCGGAGAAATCTGATACAAATCCGTTCCGTAATCCAAGCCACCCAACTTCTTCGATGACTCTTTCCTAGTGGTTGCAAGAGCCTTGCGGATTGCTTCTTCTTGTTCAGCGCGAGTAAACGACTTAGTACGAGGATATGCCCTTGTTGTTTCAGCAGTAGAGCCATAAATGGAAACATCAAATCTGCGACCATTGTTTATTTTGACATTTCTTCCTGTTGTCGATGTTTTTCCTTCAGTCATTTCAGGACGAGGCTTGCGGCCCTTAGCGCCCTTCGCGCCAGCAAAAGGCTTAGAACCTGCAGGCTTCTTCTTTGCTGCCATAATAAACTCCAATCAAATACTTGTTCTAGAAACCGGTTGGGGGGACGAGGCTTTTATCCCCGTCCCCCCACTGGAATGCCGTTCGGACAGATTTAGGTCCTATTAGGCGGTCTTGGCCGTCAACTTGCCCTGCTTCGCACGGTTGCGGCAGGTCAGGTTACCGTAGCACATGATGAGCGCGTAGCGAGCATCAAGGTTCTCGGGACGGACAAACTCGGTCTGCGTGAACCACTTGCCCGAGTGACCAACCAGCGTCAGGTACTTCGTGTTCAGGAAGTACATCACACCAGCAGTACAGTGGACATCGTACATCACGGGAGCCGACTTGAACAGCAGGTTCTGGAAACCAGCATCTGCAGTCTTGGTGTCGGTGTAACGGAGTTGCGGCTGGAGCAGCGCCTCATACTTCTCGAACAGGGTCTGAGTGGTCAGAACCGTGTCGATGTGGTCGTTACCAACCGAGGTGCTGTTGTATGCCGTGGCCATCTGGGCGAGTGTGAGCGCGCCAGCGGTGTTCTCTTCATACGAACGCCACCAGTCGTTACCCTGACCGCTAGCCGAGTTGATTCCACCAACGGTGTTACCCGACTCAACAATGTTGCCAAGGCCGTTCCAGTTCTTGCCCGAGTTGCCGGTGCCGTCACCGAAGAACATCTGGTTGAAACCTTCACGCATCGACTCCTCAGCCTGCATAATCTTGGCTTCAAGCAGGTTGATGATTTCCTGCTCACCGTTGTTCTTCGCCTCTTCAATACCGGAGATAGCGATGGACGCAGCGTACTGCTTCCAATCGTATTCGGCGGCCGAAATGCCGTCCTGTGCGGTCAGCGAAATCGTGTCGTAACCCGAGTACGAGGCGACAGTCGAGTTCTGACCATAAATCAGCGGCTCAACAATCTTTGTACCGCCGTTAAGCATACGGATACGGCCCTTTTCCATGAGCATGTACGTAAGCGGACGTGCGGTGAACACGTTGTCAGTGAGTTGGTTGCGATAGTTCGCAAG